CCTCACGGAGTTTTTCGATGCCACTACTAGTGACGTTGAGTCGTTCGGTCCCCCGAGCGACGATACTTTTTCCGCCGGTTTCACACCCGGGCTGGATTTGGCTGAATGGTTCAGCCGCCCTATTAAGATAAAGACGTATTCTTGGTTGGAGAATACTCGTATTAACGATGATTTCAATCCTTGGTACGATTATTTCAACAATCCTGAGATTCGCAATAAGTTGCGAGGTTTCTCTAGGTTGCAGGCCACTATGCATTTGAAGCTCATTGTTAACGCTTCCCCATACCAGTATGGGCTCGGCATCATGTCATATTTACCCATGGCTCCTGAGTCCTCTATTGCTACTTTCGACAACCGTTGGTCTGGTGGTGTGACGGACGAGCTTTTGACTGGTGAGTATACTCTTACTGGAGGGACAACGCCGGGTAATTTGATGGTGTATACTTGTCGTCCTCACGCACTGTTCCACCCTCAGGATAATTCAGGTTGTGAGATGACCTTGCCATTTTGCTATTACAAGAACTGGCTGAATTTGGACTCAAGTCTTACAGAGCTTCAGCAGATGGGTCGCATTCGTCTCTACACTCCGATGGATTTGCTGACTGCTGGCACTGCATCAATTAACCCTGTTACAGTCACCATTTACGCGTGGTGTGATATGCATAAAGTGGCTGGCCCCTCTTATGTTGTTCAGGCTAAAGATGAGTATGGCGACAGGCCAGTTTCTACTGCTATGTCGGTTGCGTCTGGTGTGGCCAAGTCTCTGTCCACTGTTCCACAGCTCGGACCGTATGCTATGGCTACTTCGACTGCCTTGGCGAGTTTGGGTACCGCTGCCAGGTGGTTTGGGTATACAAATCCACCCATCATATCCGACACCCATTCCACTGCCTTGAATTACATGCCTAACTTTGCTTCCCCGGAGATTAGTAGCCAGTATGATAAGATAAGCTTGGACCCAAAGTGCGAGGTTACTGTTGATTCTAGGACCGTGGGTCTTGATGGTGTGGATCATATGGCCATCTCCCATTTGGTTAGTAGATCTGTTTCGTATAATATGGCTGATTGGTCCCCCACAATGACCGTTGCCACACCTTTGCTTATCCAGCATGTTACACCCATGGTTTTTTGCCAGATGGGCTATGTGGCTGCCTCAACTGGTCTTAATGCTAAAGCGATACAGATGACTCCCGGTTGTCAGGTCGGGACTTTATTCGACTTTTGGTCTGGTAACATCAAGTATAAGTTTACTGCTTTGGCTTCGCAGTTTCACAGGGGTAGGCTTATGCTTACTTATGAGCCTGACGGTTTCCTGTCTACTTACACGGATGCTAGTTATACGGGTCCCCGAGTCATTTCCAAGATTTGGGATATTTCGGAGTGTCCCACTCTGGAGTTTGAGGTTCCATGGATGTCGGCTAATGCCATGCTTAGAACTGGCGGTCTTCGCGCTATAACTAGCCTTTCCTCGTCGGCGTTCAAGGCGGGGTACTTTATTAACTCTGAAGACTCACTGTTGTTGCCGCAGAATTTTGGTTACTTGGATGCTATGTACAATGGCACTATCACCATATCTGTCTTGAACACCCTCATGTCGTCTTCTATCACGGCCCCTGTGAAGCTTATGTGCTCCATTGACTGTTCTAATGTGGAATACTTTACCCCTAGGGAGATAGGGGAGCCGGTGTCCAGTTACCGCTTGCAGGGTCCTGATGACACGTTAGCGGCTGAGCCACAGCAGGAGGTCTATGCTAAGGCCCCCAACGTAGTTAGCATACCCACTAAGCACGTGATTTACACGGGTGAGTTGGTTAGATCTGTCCGAACCCTCATGCATCGCGCTAATTACAACGGTCGCTTCACGACGTTCCCGAGTAGGTCCCAACTTCCCTTCACTGTTGGTGATAGGTGGATACCGACAATAACTTGGGGCACTACGCCATCACCAGCTTCCTTTAACGCATTTACGTCTTCCTTGTTGTTGCCTATGTTGCCTTATACTACTGGCACCCTTCCGGCGTTGTTTTCGTACGATGGTTATGGCACCATGTATAAGGATGGTTCCACGGCTGCGGTTTATGGTGCCGCTCCCTCGGCGACGGTTGTTCCAGGTATTAACATTGGCATCCCAACTATGACGGCTTATTTATATCCGTCTTACATGGGTTGGCGTGGGTCTTCGACCTACCATGTCAGGGCAAATGAGGATGCTGCCCGCTCTGGAGTTTTGACTGACCTTAGTATTTCTAAGGCTAATCGCGCTAAGAGTACTTACATTTCCGGGGCGCCAAACGTCTTGGATTGGAAATGCCCAATTGTTTGGCGCATTAGCTCGACGGGTGATGTCACCCAAACTGCCGTGGTTGATGCGGTCGTTCAGAGGGAGAACTATGTGCGTAAGGTCACTCCCGTTAGTTATAATGTCGGACAATCTGGATCTGCTATGACTAATTTTCGTGAGGTGGATGTGGTCTCTGCTAACATCCCTTACCAGTCTAATTACAGGATGTTGCCTTGCGGCCCCCTTGCTAATTACCAGATGAATGTCAATGCCAATGCAGCACCATGGTCTACACATGACCGCAACACAGACTATCTTCCCATCCAGTCTGTTTCAGTTAACG